CGGCCCGAGGCTCTGGCACCGGCTGTCCCCGAGGCGCTCGCGGATCTCCACGGCGACCTCGTCCAGCGCGTCGTCCCACTTGGAGTACATCGAGAGCCAGACCCCGGCCTGCCCGTAGGGTCCGCTCCCCCAGCGCCAGACCACGGCGGCGGTCCGCATGGTGCGCTGGCGTACCTCGCGCAGGGTCAGCGGCTCGTCGAACATCATAAATCCGCGATCGGTGGGGAACACCTCTTTGGACCACGTGAAGTCCTCGTCCAGCCCGGCGGCGGCGTGGCGGATCAGCGGCGCCATCTCACGGTCGACGTGGAACGCGCAGGCGATCTCCAAGGTGGCGATCTCGGTGTCGGCCCACGCGTCGCCGAGGTGTTCAGCGTCGCGGCGGTTGGTGACGCTGCCGGACTTGATGGTGACGGACTTCAGGAACCCGTCAAGGTAGGTGCGGTAGAACCCGGTCCGCAGCCCGTCCCGTAGCGACTTCTGGTAGTCGAGGACCTGTGCGGCTCTCATGGGATCTCACCGATCTCTACGGTGTAGGCGGTCAGGGGCCGGTTGGGCTGACCGTCGACCCGGACGGGCCGGGTCCGCGACTGGGAGCGCCACACGCGCAGCGCCTCAGCCGGGGAGTCGAACGTCAGGGCCTTGGTGGGGTCCGAGGTCCAGTCGGCCCAGCCGAGCCCTCCGGCGTACTCGTGGTCGTACTCGCGTAGGTACTGCCCGGGGGTTGGCGCTTCGCCGTCCCAGAGGGTCCCGGCCAAGCCTTGGAAGATGATGACGGTGCTCATGGCACGTCCTTGCCTGACTGCTCGCATGTCTGGTAGGGGGTGGCTACCGGCAGTGCCAGCGTGCGGGCGGACCAGCCGGTGGGCTCGACCCGGGAGTGGGCCACGAACGTGGTCTGGGAGCCGCCTCCGGGGATCAGGCGTTCGGTGGTCAGCACTGTGCGTCCGCAGGATGGACAGGCCCGGACCTTGGCCTTCCAGCGCACAGGGGCCTCGGTGAGCATCTTGGCGGCCAACTCCTCAGCCTTACTCATGGTCGATGATGCCGTCCTTGAACATGGAGGAGGCGACGATGTCTCGGGCGTCCTCGGGAGTGACGCCCATGTCGGCGTTGAGGGCCTCGACCGTGGCCTTGGCGGTGGCGAAGTCTGTGGCGAGCACGACCTTGGTCTGCTCGTAGTACCCGGACTCGTTCTCGACGACCAGCCCCGGCACGTAGTGGCCTGCCTTGTCGGTCAGGGTCTCGTCTAGCCAGTAGCAGATGCGGTCACGGCTCATGGTTCCTCCCTCTCGCGCTACCAGAATTGTATCACGGTTCGTTAACCGGGTTGACTCTCGGGGTCGATGCCCGCGCTCGGCACCCAGTTCAGGGAGCAGTCCTCACAGAGCACCTCGACCGGGGGCGCGGTGAACATCACCGTCAGTTTGCCCAGCAGGTCCAGCACCTCACGGTCGGCGGGTGCCTCACGCACCAGCGTGGCCCAGCGCCAGACCAGCGACTCCCCGTAGGTCGGGTCCTCGCCTCCGAGGACGAACCCGACGGGCTTGTTGCAGTTGGCGCACACGCTGTCCTCGGGGTTGTCCATCAGTTCGTACAGGGCAACCTTGAACGGCTCGGGCAGCCCCTCGTACTCCGGGGCCAACTTCCCGGTCACGGCGTGCAGCGGGGAGCCGTCGACCTCCACGATCTGGACGGTGAACATCAGACCTCCCGAACCTGCGCGGTTCCGTTGTTGGCGTGCTCGTAGGCGTACCTCTCGCGCGCCTGTTGCCTTGCGGCAACCTCTGCGGCCTCGGCGTTCTGTGCCTCGACCTCGTACTCCTGCGTGGTCAGGTAGGCTTCCCACCCGGTCTCCGCAGTCAGCGCGACAACGTACTTGGTCATCACGCCCTCCTTCCTACCGTCCCGGCTCATACCCGGGGCGGGCTCTTGCGTGCGGGCCTCAGTCGGGCGCCCGCGCCCTCTCACTCCGCATCACCTCTCTCTCTCCCCACTTCTAGTGTAGCACATTTGCCAACCCGGTTAGCAGGCTCAGGGGCCGCAGACGTTGACAGCGAACTTCCACAACCACGACGACCCATCCACGTACAGCCGGACGAAGTCGAACGGGTTTTGGCCCTCCTCACCGAGATAACGGACCCGCCCCAACGGCACCCCCGGCATGTCCAGCACCCACTGCTCCAACGGCGCCCCCGGCGTATCCGGCTCACAGGTCAGCACGAACTCCCACCGCCCGCCGCGCGGCTGCTCACTGTTTTGACCGAGCGGGTCCTTGGCCACCCACGTCGCATCCCTGTACCCATGGGCGGCGATCACGTCGGCGGCGAACCACTGACAGTTCTCGATCGCGTGGTCCAGCGTCGCGTCTGGGACGTCCCCGGCGCCCGGGTTCAGGATGACGTCCATGGGCTCCACCTCAACCACCAGTCACCCTCGGCGTAGACAGCGACCACCGTGGAGCCGGTCACGTCAGCCTCCACCGTGCAGGTCGTCAACGTCCCGTAGGAGGTCGCCTCCTGCACGATCACCTCAAGGCTGTCGATCAGGGTCCGCATGTCCGTGGCCAAGATGCCCTTGGGTGGCGGCTGACGGGGCTGCCGTGGGCCGAGCCCGTCCGCCTCCACGGACAGGCTGCCGGGGATCATCACGAACTCCGGTGTGGTCCGCCGATAGCCATAGCCTGAGTGGATGTGCAAAGTCCCGTCCTTGTTGACATGGACGTCACGCCCACACGTAGGGCACGAGACGTACCCCGGTCGCGCCGCCACCTCCTGCGCCTCTGCCGCGAGCCGTCCGGCGCTAAAGCACTGGTTTTCCATCACCACACCACCTCGTGGTCGATCAACTTCGCGGTGCAGCCGCCATCGGTACAGTGCTGAGGCCACAGTTGGCCCCTGCTGGCACCCAGCAGAGGCGCCCACTGGTGGACATGTCCCGCCTTTCGGCGGTGGCAGCGACACGAGCACCCGACGGTCGAGTCACGTCCTGACCCGTCGCAGCGGGTGTGCTCCCCGTCGGCGCAGGCGATCATCAGCCGCTCTTGGCTCATGGCCCCTCCTTGAGATCGGCGAGGCGGGTCACCGTCGTGTCGAGCATGTCGACGGCCTTGGCCTGTGCGATCGTCGCGTGGACCTGAGCCAGCGCGAGCAGTTCGACGTAGGTGCCCGGCGGGGTCTGGACGGCTCCCTCGACGATGCGCTGGGCCTCGTCGATGTGCTGGTTCATGGTCCAGCGGGACCATTTCTTCTCTGGCATCACACGCTCTCCCTTTATCGTCAACTCGGTCTTGACAGTGAATCGCCGAACCCGTCGGCCCGGTTCTGTCCATCCAGCACGAGCCTCTCAGCCCACGCTGCGCCCTCTGGGGTGAACCGCTGCTGGGCGGTGTTGATCTGCCCCCACCGGGCGATGCACTCGGCGACCAGCGCCGTCCCGATGCCCTTGCGTTTGTGGGCTGGGTCGATGAACACGTTGACGTTGCCCGCTTCCTCCCACACCGAGGTCATCGGGTAGTGGTTCAGGACCCCGAGCAGGATGCCGTGCTCATCGCGGAACAGCAGGCAGTTGACCCAGACCTTGGCAGAGATCACACCCTTGAAGTAGGAGATCCCGGGCATCCCGTACTGCGGGTACTGGCCTGCCTGCCCGGCGAACGAGAACACGAGCGACTGGGGGATGGTGGCCTCAAACATCACCATGGGTCCTCCTGAGCGTCGGGGGGCTCCTCGACCCCGGGCAGGGGGTCGCGCTGGTAGGCGCGCACGGCGCACTTGCAGTCCTCACGGACGGCGTACTCGGGGGGCAGTCCGCCCATGTCGATGGGGCATCTCTGGCCCCACTCGCACTGGGCGTCGTGCCCGGGGCGGCTCACCAGACCTCTGACTGGTTGGAGACGTGGTCGGCGGGGCGCTTGACCCACTTCTGCCACGGCCCGGGGTTACGCAGATCCGCCCGGCTCACGTCGACCTCGTAGGCGTCCAGATCGGCGTCGAGGGGCTGCCAGCCGCAGCCTGCGACCGCGTACGCGACAGGCTTGTCACCGTTGGTCGGGTAGGCGATCACGACGTCACCGACGCTCAGCGAGCGGACCTGCCATGAGCGGTAGAGGTCGACGTTCGGGCCGCCGGGTGCGTTGCCTGCCGCGAAGGCGGCGTTGGCGGCGTCCAGCGCGGTGGCGTCGAGGTCTTCGATGCCGAAGTCGCCGACGTAGGCCAACTTGTCGCCGGGCTCGATGGGTGCCTTGTCGTCGTTGCCGTGTGGCATCCGGCGGAAGATCGCCAGCGCCTTGGCGTTGGTCTTGTCGCGGGCGATGTCCTGCGCGGCGTGCTCGTCACCGCGTGCGGCGAGATCAGCCAGTGTGGTGACGTTGTGGAAGATGAGCACGTACATTCTGTTTCCCTCCCGGGCCGGGTCGCTTGCCCCTGCCCTCTACCTCTATTGTAGCACCTTGTGTTAACCCGGTTAGCGTGTCAGGGCTGTGACCAACTCTGCCAGCAACCGGGGGATCTCACCACCGGCGGTGTCGCCCTCCTGCAACTCCACCACACCGTCGCGCTCGTGCATGAGCATCGCGCTCGGCCCGCCGACCGGTTGCAGGTAGATCACCCGGGCCTCGACCCTGCGCGGGTCCTCGTTGATCTTGTGCTCCCGCCCGGCCTTCAGCGCCGACGCGGCGGCTCCCTCGTCCTTGTAGTCGACCTTCAGCATCCACGACTCAGACACGAACGCGAGCGCGAACAGGTTTTCGGGGATGCCGCCGCGCAGCAGTTCGGTGGGCATCTCGGCGTAGACGTGGACCATCGCGCCCAGCGCCCGCTGGGCGCTGTTGGCCATGGGGACGACCACGTCCCAGCCGGTCAGGGGCTTTATCTGGATCGCCAGCCCGACGTCCTCCACGGTCGTGGGCAGCATCATCAGCAGCCGGGGCGGGGCGTCCCAGCCCTCTTTTTCCAGTTCGGCGTCAAGGTGCCACAGACTCTCTTTGACGACCTCAGCCACGTTCAGTGCGCTCATGCTCACTTCCCTGTCCAGTAGCCGTCGACGCCGTCGCCCCACGGGCCGTTGCGGAAACACGACGCGCGGTAGGCGGTCTCGCCGACTTCCTCGGCGTAGACGTTGGTGGCCTCGCCCTTGACCCAGACCTTGGCGCCGCGCTTGAACATCCTGCGAACGACGTAGGTGTCGTCCCAGTTCAGGTCGACGGTCACGGAGTACCCGGACCCGACCGGCAAGGTCACGCCGGTCTCGCGGCGCTCCACGCGCCCGCCGCTGATCGAAAAGATGTTCATGCGACCGATCTGTGCGAGCAGTTCGGCGGTGTCGCACTCACGGAACTCGGTGGTGGTTGTCATCTTGCTCACCTCTCCCTCTACTTCAAGTGTACCACGTTCGCTAACGTGGTTAGCACCCGGTCACTCAAGGGCACCAGAGCGGTTCTGCCCATCAAGAGGCGCCCCAGCCGGGGGCTCCTCCTCATAGCCGTCGAACCAGCCCTCCCCATGGGTGTCCTCACGTCGGCAGTGCGCCTGCGCCGCCTCCAACGTCAGCCCATGGGTGACCGTCTCGTCGGGGCCGTCCTGATGGAACCGGATGATCTTGTACGTGCTCATGCTCCCTCTCCCCGCACGACCAACCGCTGGCCGAGTCCTGTCCCGAGCCCGACGCCCAGTTCGTCAAAGCACTCCTGACACATGTTGGCCCACGGGCCGGACGTGGTCTTGCCGTCGTAGGCGGCTGGGACGTCGTCCTTGCCCTTGAGGTACGTGTGCACGTCGCACATCGGCAGCGCGGCGACCTCAACTCGATCGCTCATCAGTAGCCCCTCTCGGTCTGGCGTAGTTGGGCCTTGGTCTGGGCCAGCGTCGCGTGGATCTGGACCAGCGCGAGCAACTCCGCCCGGACCTCTGCCGTGTGCGCTTCCTCCGCATACTGGCGGGCGAGCCGCTCAGCCTCGTCGACATGGTCCTTCACGGACCAGTCGATCCACCGCCACGCGTTGCGCTCCTCAATCAGGCTCATGCCCACTCGCCCTCGTCCTCGTTGAACATCGCCCGCAGGACGGGAGTCACGGCGACCTGCGCCTCAAACAGTTCGACCACCTTGGCGGTGAACGCTTCCAGCGCCTTGACGCTGTACCGGGCCACCGGCTGGCGCATCAGGGTGACACCGTTGAACAGCATGGACCTCTCGACCGCCCAGAACGGCGCCTCGTTGGCGACGACGACCCGGTTGGCTCGGGCGTAGAACTCTTTGCGGTCGGTGGTGTGCCCGACCCAGACCTGCACGACACGCTGCTCGGTGCCCTTGTCGGTCTTGGTGACCGGACCCACGGGGTAGTGGACCTTGCGGGTTCGGGCGGGCTTGCCGTTGTAGTCGAGGCCGGGTGTCTTGAACTCCGGCTTGGGCAGTGTGAACACCTCGGTCATCGCTGTTCCTCTCCTCGTGCCTGCGCCCACGCGTAGGCGACCTGTCGCTGCTCGACTCGCCCGGCAGCGTAACCAGCCAGCGCCAGCACCAGTGCCAGCATCAGTGCGGTCATCTCCATCACCCTCTCTCCCCCTCCACCTCAAGTGTAACACGTTTGGTTACCGGGTTAGCACTCAATCGGGGAATCCGTCAGGGGTCAGCGGCACCGTCCACGTGTCGTCCTCGTCGACGCCCGCCTCAGCCAGCAGCCGCCGCAGCACCTCCGGGTCGTGGACCAGCCGGGTGGTGACCCGGTTGCACACCGCGTACTCCTGATGGCGCTCGCAGATGATGACGGCCCCGGGCAGCGAGTACGCCTCGATCGCCCGCACGGGCGCGCTGGGCCGCTGGGTGCAGCCGCAGGTGAACCCGAAACTCACGGTGACCATGGCGTTGGACTGGGTCGGGGGCCTCATCGCCGCCGCGCCATCAGGTCAGCGGTCAGCATCCCGATCACGAACCCGAGGCTGACCAGCGAGATCGCCAGCGCCCAGTTCACGGGGCACCGTCGTCGTCAGGGACCGGGTCCTCGCAGTGATGCTCCGGGGCCGACGCCATGCACCCGCACGGCAGGACGTGGTCCTGTGCGTCCATCCACGCCACGTAGTCCAGATCCTCAGCCGGGCTCGGCTGAGCCAGATCGTCGACGCTCATACCGTTTCCTCTCTCGGCAGTTCGTAGCCGAGGTGCTCGCGGATCTCGCGCTCCTCAGCCTCGTCGGGCTCGTCGTCGACGACCTCCCACGTGCCGACGGTGTTGCCGTTGATGTCATGCAGGGGGCCGACGCTCCGGCCTAGACGACCGCCGCCCCGTTGTGGGAACAGGGGCAGCCTGTTCGTGATGAGATCCCGCAGGATGCGCTGAACCTCGGTCACCGCGTCACCGTCGAACGCGGCGTTGTCCATGTCGATACTCAGGTTGAACGTGGTCATGGTCCCTCCCAGATGTCGGGCTTCGGGTAGTGGGGTGTGCCGTAGTCGGGGTCCGGCGCGTCCGGGTCCTCTGGGCCTTGGCCCATGGCGTCGATCAGTTCGTCGCAGTTGCGGTAGCCGCTTTCCGGCTGCTGCCCGTGGAACTGGTGGGGGCCGAACTCGCTGATGCACCTCTTGTGCTCCTCGTCCCCGGGCAGCAGCGGGACCTCCAACGCTGCCCGTGCGGCAGCGAGGGCGGCGTTCAGGGCTTGGCGCTGTTCGGGGCGTAGGTCGCGGTTGGCGGCTATGTGCGCGACGTCCAGCGCGTCGTACGCCTCCTCAAGGGCCTCGGCCACTGGGGGTACTCTGCGGAGCCCGTTTGGGTCGTACGCCTCGCGCGTCATCGCTACTCCTCGTTCCGTGGGCAGGTGGGCAGGTGTGGCCCTTCGTGGCACTCGTAGAGGGCGCTCAGGGCGAACTCCATGCCTGCGGCGAACTCTGCCGGGCCGCCGCCGGTTTCCTGTGCTCCGGCGAACTGGTCGGCCACGACGTCGACGAACTCGTAGTCCTCTTGGGCCATGATGCAGTCGACGTTGGCGGCTTTGGCCGCTTCGGGCTCGTCGAGCCATGCGTAGTCGAGCAGCCATGCCCGGATCTGGGCCTTGGTCATCGCCATGTCTCTCACCTCTCTCGCTACTTCAAGTGTACCACGGTTGCTAACCGGGTTTACACCTTTACTCGCCGGGCACGAACGCCTTGGGCAACCCGCACGCCTTCAAGAACCGGGCCGTATCGAACTTCGGGTTGTCAGCCTTGAGCACCAGCGCCAGCCGCCGGGCCAGACGCCACACCACGCCCCGCTCAGCGTCCGCGTTCGGCAGCAGATCCAGCAGTGCGATCTCATCGGCGAACGTCGCCGCGATGGCGTTGTAGTCCCTGCGAGTCACCATGGCCCTGATTTCCTCGGGGGCGATCATGTCTGCACTCCCGTCAGGGTAGAGCCCGGGGGGTCCTCACGCTCACCGGGCGAACTGGCAGGCTGGGCCTTGACGTCCTTGTCGCGGAACCAGAGGGGAGGATGGCCCACGAGAGGCCCGTTGCTACCGAACGCCACGAGGTACTCCACGGCGACCAAGCACGGGTCGCCCTCGTCGCCCTCGACCTCCACGATCGTGCCGGGCTGACCCTCGGCCCCTGAACTCTTGGTGAGCACGACCAGTGTCCCGGGTGTCAGCGGGATCTCGTCGGACAGGTCCTCGGCCTTGATCCCGTACAGGTGGCCGGTGCGGTACATGGCGAGCCGATCGCGGGGGCTGAGTTTGACCCCGCCCCTTGCGGCCACTCGCCGTGCCTCGCTGGCGCGGATCTGCTCGGGGTCGGTCACTTCACGCCACACGGCCATCACTTGCCTCCCTTGGCTAGTTTGTTCACGGCTGCGACCCACGCGAACTCTGCGCCGGGGCCGGTGAAGTTGGCGCCGTCAGAGGTCCATCCCTCTTTGTGCTCGTAGTCGTAGGAGCCGAGCATCTCGCCGGTCCTGCGGTTCTCGGCCTGCGTGGTGCGGTGTCGTCCGTTACGCAGCGGGAAGGTGAAGTTGACGGAACTGACCCAGTTGCCGTTCTCGTCGTACGGCAGGCAGTTCATGCACACGCACTCGCAGGAACGCCCCGGGCACTCTCGGCCTTCGTGGTCGCACATCACAGCCCCCTTGCGACGAACGCTGGCCGGGGCGTGAACACCGGACCCTTGGGGAACTGAACGACCACCGCTGGTTTGGCCGGTGGCTCCACGACTGCGCGGCCCCATCCGCCCTGCTGGAACACAGGGGGCAGGACGCGTCGCAGACCGAGGACTGCGTCGAACTCGTAGAGCCTCATGTCTGTCACCTCCACTTGCCGGGGGGATCTCGGGTGGCTACCCCATCCCCTCCACTTCAAGTGTAACACATTTGCTAACTCGGTAAGCACCTTCTGGGTGTCAACTCCGTGTTGACACCAGAACGGAGTTTCGCCCTACCCGCTAGAGACGCATCTCCCTGCCGTCGGGAACGGTCTGTGTGGCCGTCGACGGCAGCGGCACCGGGTGCGCCCGCTCCCACGGCTGAGCGATCCCGGGACCGATGATGGGATGGTCGATACGGCACACCGAACACCCCACGTAGTCGAACTCGACCTCGACCCCGTTGACCGTCGTGGTCCCGGTGCAGTGTGTCGGGGTATGGGCTGGCTCCATCAGGTCCTCCGCGAATAGGTCCATCTGATCGGCGCATACGCACCACAGGGGCTCCACTGGCCCAGCCTGCTACGGGCACTCAGGACCCCGGGGGAGGCTCGCCGTCAGGTCGTGGCCGCCTGCACACCGCGCACTGGCTGCTGACCTGCGCGTGCGGGACGTCAGCGAACCGGGCTGCGAGTTGCCGTTCGGTCTCAGGGTCGGCGTTTTCGGTGGAGAAGATCGCGTGCCCGCCCGCAGTGACCACGGTCGTCGCCCAGACGTGCCCGTAATGCCAGCAGGGGATTCCTGAGCGGGGGTAGCGGGCGATGACGATGCCCAGCCACAACAGGCCGCCGGTCAGGGACAGGAGCCGCTGCCCGATGCCGTCGGAGTAGTGCGGGTCGAACAGGAACCGGGTGATGACGATGAGCAGTATCCCGAAGGCGCACCACCACCCGTCACGCCAGCGTTGGTCCTTGCGCCATGTGGCCACGCAGAACCCGGCCAGCAGCGCGTAGAACGCGACGTCATCAAGGCTCATCGGCGGGCCGCGTCGGCGGCAGCCCACGCCCGGTCCAGCGCCCGGCGCTGGGAGGCCGTGAGCAGCACAGCCCGGGCGTACACGGCGAGCACCCGGGCTTGGGCGGCGAGGTAGGTCTCAAAGGAGTCCTCAGTCGAACGCTGTACGTCCCCGAGCGGCTCTACCCGGTACAGGTCGCCATACCCGTACAGGGACGCGTAGTGCCGGGCGTACTCCCGGTCTGCGGACAGGTACACCCGGTCGTGGACCCGGGACAGGGGGTCCACTGCCGGAGGCAGGCCACCGGCAGCCTGCGCCGCGCGAGCCTCACAGAACGCGCACCCGGCCACCGGCTTGCGCTGATGGCCGGGCACGATCAGGTCCCCGACTCCCAGACCGGGAACCCCACCATGCCACAGACGCAGGCTCACCGAAGCCTGCCGCCCTTGGGCCAGTCGGGGGAGTGGTCCTTGGCGTTCAGGACCCCCAGCACAGCCTTCTGGATGTCGGGGTCGCCCATCAACTCCCCGCGTTCCTCGACCGTGGGCGGGCGCAGGGCGCTGGCCCCGTTGCAGTAGACACTTATCGCCCCGCACGCCAGACAGATGGACACGCTGCCGTCCTCGGGGGCTTCGTCGCTGGTGATCCCGGTCGCCGCGTCGACCCTGTACCAGCACGCCGGGCAGGCCATCGGCGCCGTGTCGTGGTCCTTACCGCGAAACAGGTTCACCGGGCCACCTCGTGAGGTGTTGCCTCCGCACACGGGCACACGTCCACGACGTCGTCAGCCTGCGGGTCCCACGTCTCCCCGATGCAGTTCGCGCACTTGCCTTGGGCACATTCAGGACAGGGGTTGAGCCCGTCGCCAGCCATGTCTCCTCCTCCGGCGGCGGGTCGCTCACCCCCCACGTGAGGTGGAGTCTACGTTTCAGCGGGCGCCCCATCGTGCTGGACGCGGCGTATCGCGCGTTTGGCTCTGGCGGCGAGGGCTTCCTCGATCAGGACCCGGGCCATGTCAGAGCGTTTCCGGTTCTCCTGCCCGGCCCACTTGTCGATCGCGTCGCGGGTCTCGGCGTCGAGACGGAAGTTGATGGTCTCGGTCAGGACCACGTTGCGTGGGTCGATGATGCTCATGGCAGTATCCCTTGGGCTCGTGCTGCGGTCAGGACGATGTTGGCCACGTCGGTCTCGTCGCCCTCGTGGTCGACGGGGCCGAGGAAGATCACCGGCCCGCACAGGACGTCGGCGCTGGCCCAGCCCATGGACCGGGCGAGGTAGGTGGCTGCCACGTTGACGCCCATGCCCTTGATCTTGCCCTCCTCGTCAAGGTAGGCGGTCCACCCGCGCAGCCCGTCGGTGGCGGCGATGGGCTCTAGCCAGCCGCCGCCGATCGCGGCTTTGAGGCCGTCGAGGTTGTTCTGCACGTGTAGGACCTCGGTGGTGGCGTCGACGTCGACGCGCAGGATCTTGACGGTGCTCATGGGTTGGGCTCTGCTGTCGGGTCGGCGCGGGAGGTGAGCAGTTCGTAGGCGGCGTCGTACTCCCCGCGCGTGGGTGGGGGGGTGGCCCGGTCGATCTGACGTAGCACGCGTTTCCAGTCGTCCTCGCCGATCTCGGGGTACATGCCCCACTCGACGCCCGTCCCGACGTCCTCTCGGGTGGCGGCGTAGATGGCCTGCTGGGCGACGACGTTGATGGCGTGCCGGAGCACCTCAGGTTGGGTCATGGGGTCCTCCCGTCGATGTCGGACTCACTGTGCTGGGTCAGCATCCGGCCCAGCCGGTCGCTGGCGGTCGACAACTGGTTGTTCAGGTCGGCCTGTATCTGCGCCCCGGCGCCGTCAGGGTCAGCCCACTGACCCTCGGTGTTGTACCCGGCGTTCCGGTGCTTGCTGTCGACTGGCATGACGGCGTTGGCCGACGGGGAGGTGGCGGTCTTGATGGGCCACGCGGACTGGGGGACCATGCCGTTGCCCATGGCCTCGTCGCGTCCGCACTCGGAGCAGATTTCGACTGGGTCGTCGTCGCGTCCGCGTGTGAGGCGGGACGTGGCGCCGGGGTACTCTCCGGGGTTTTCGTTGCCCGGGATGTACCCGAGGCAGCGTGGGCAGATCGGGGCTTTGATCCCGAACGCCGCACCGCCCATGCTCATGCCCTCACGCTCCTCTTGTACGCCGCCGCGTCCTCGTCGATGGTCTCGGCGATGGCCTTGGCCATGTCCTGTTCGATCTGGGCGTAGACCTGCACGGTCTCGCCTTCGCGGGCGAACACGGTGGAGTTGACCACGTCCAGCATGAACCCGTGGTTGACGGGTCGTACGCCGTAGACGACGCCCTCAAGGATGATGTAGCCGGGGCGCATCAGTTCGGCGGGGACCTTGATGATCCGGTGCTCTTTGACCATGATCGGGTTGCGTGTCAGTGACAGTGGGGCCACTTTTCCAGTCATGCTTTGGCCTCCTCAGCCGGGATCTCGTTGGGTGGTCTGCCGCTGGGGGAGCGGGCCGCCTTGTGCTCGGCCCACTCTGCGTCGGTCCTCATATCGGGGATCGGCGCCGCTGTCTTGAGTAGGGCGGGGTGTTTGGCGGCGTAGTCACGGATCGCTCTGACCTCGTCAGCCTTGGCCTTCAGTTCGGTGGCGACGGCGACGGCCTCAGCGAGCAGGTGCTCTTTGCGGGCGAGTTTGCGCTCGGCGAGGTCGAGGGCCTCCTGCGCCTTCTCGGCCTCGGTGCGTAGCGGTCGGCTCATCGCAGGGTCGCCTCGACTGTGCCGTCGCACTCCTCGATGCCTGCGGACTGGGCGACGCAGCCGAGGGCGTAGTCCTTGATGTCCTGCCGCAGGCTCCCGTTGGGGCCGTAGGTGTCCATCCATGCCTGTTTGTCGACGTCGATGGTGAGGTTGACGGCGACCTTGATGCGTTCCCGGGGCTTGTCGGGAACTGACAGGCGTGCCCACTTCTCAGCGTCAGCCATGGTCGTTCTCGTCCCGTCCGATGCCGGGCACGTCCGTGACGATCATGGTGGTTCCGTCGTCGCGGGTCAGCCGGTGTGACTTCGGCTCCCGGTCGGGCAGGGGGCTAGGCAACTGCCCGACGGCGGCGGTGATCTCCTCGGCGTAGGACAGTTCAAGGTTGGCCGGGATGGACGTCGCGGTCAGCAGGGGCCATGCCGCCTGCGGGATCAGACCTCGGCCCATGGCTTCGTCGAGCCCGCACGCGGAGCAGATGAACACCCACGTGGACTGGTCCTCGGTGCGGGTCAGCCGGGACAGGGCGCCCTCGTACTCGCCGGGGTGGTCGTTGTTGGGGATGAACCCTCGGCAGCGGGGGCAGATCGGGGGGGTGGGGTTGGTCATGGGGGGTCACCTCTCGTGGTCGGGGTTGCTTACCTCGTATACAACTCCAATGTATCACAATGGGGGGTCGAGGGGCACGACTGTGGCGCCCCGAGCCCGCAGCCAGCCCGCCACATGCACCTCGGTGCGCCCGAGCATCCACGCCGCGATCGGGGGAGCAGCCACGACCCGCCCGCCGTCCACGACCAGCCCGTAGGTGGCGTACGGCAGGCTCACCCAGATCAGCCGCCCCTTCAGGACGCTGGCGCCCTACGCGCGTCGTGAGGCATCTGGGAGCGCCACGCCGACGACCGGGTTTTCAGGTCGAGACCGAACTTCATCACAGCACCATAACCGCAGGCAGGCCCCCGCGCGGGCGAGGGCCTGTCGTCTGCCCCGAACGCGATCGGGGCGCCACCTGAACGCGATCAGGGGCAAACCTGAGCATATCGGGGCGTCTTGCCCGCCGGTGGGCTACTCCCATAAATACTCGTCAGTAACATCGTTTTCGTGCTCACGACGCCCGGCCAGCCAGTACCCGACCCACACCCCGGCCCCGAACCAGCACCCGACCAGCACCACCAGCAGCAGCCACGCGAACCACGCGTCCATCAGGGCTTGTCCGGCGGCAACGTCCGGGTCGGGACGACCTGCGTACGGACCCCCACCCCCAACACGATGGTGACCAGCCCCATGATCGCCGCCTGCTGCTCAGTGGACAGGTTCAGCCCGAACGCCACCGCGACCCCGATCAGCGCCGCGATGATCCCCGCCAGCACCGCCGGTTCGTTCTTGATCCGATCCATAACCCCTCCTTATGCGGACTCCTCAGCAACCACCTCGCCGCGCACGGTCGCCAACGCCGCCGCCGCACGCTGCGCGAGCACGTTCAACCGCTCAACGTCATCTTGGCCCGTCGGCCCATACGCCGGACCGTCGGGGTTCAGCCCCACATCCAACTGGCTACGCCGCGTCCACCTTTGCGGGAACGAGCGTTCCAGCAGGAACATCACCGGCTTGGCGTCCGGGGCGGTGAAAGACTCCTCGACCACGTACCCCTCACCAGCAGGATCGTGACGGGTCGACTGCCGGATCAGGTGCCCGCCCTTGGCCACATCCCACAAGAACTCCACCGCCGTCTGCTCAGCCATCGCGCGTGCGCGCGTCACCGCCTCGTAGAACTCGTGCAGTTGCTCGGGTGCGTCGTCGGCTTTGGCTTCGGCGAGCCAGCGGAACAGGGTGGATTCGTGGATGCCTGCGGCGGTGGCTGCGGTGGTGAGGTAGGCGCCTCCTGCGACGGCGTCGATGATGGCGCTGGTGACGCGGGGGTCGGTCCATTCGGGGATGCGTCCGGTCCGGGGGGTGGGGCGGCGGTTGGTGATGGTGGTGCCGGGGTAGGCGGTGGCGCCGGTGTCTTGTTGGGTGTCGTCGTCGGTGGGGTTGGCGATGCGGGTTTCGGGGTCGGGGGAGGGGATGGTTTCGCTGATGGGGGGGCAGGTGTGGTCGGTGCGGATGTAGTCGATGAGCAGGTCGGTGTTGGACCCGGTGGTTGTTTGGCCGCAGGTCGAGCAGGTCACGGTGGTTTCGTCTTGGCCGATGGCCACGCTGAACTCAGCCATATTTCCGCACCCACCTTTCGATGAGGATGAGCAGGCTCAGGGCTGCGGTGAGCCCGAGGGCGAGGTAGACCAGCGGGTTGCTCATCGCGGCGGGCCGTTCAGGACCCGGCAGACCCAGCAGTGGCGGGGCCGGTGGGCGCCCCGGTATCTACCCATCGGTCTCGACCGGTTCAGGGGGGCCAGCCGGGAACCAGTTGCGCCCGGCGGGGTGGTTGGCTTTGGACTGCTCACGCAGGACCGCGCAGACCATGCAGGTGGCGCGCTCATGGTGGCGGTACTCGTCTTTGCCGGGCCACAGTCTCAGGTGCATCGGTGGTTCCCCCTCGCCGTGAGTTGGACCACCGGGTTACGGTGGCCCGCACGGCACCATGGTGCCACCAGCGGCGCCGAATCCAGCGCAGGACACCGTCTCTGTCGGCGGCCAGAAACAGTGCCCCGCACGCGGCGCAACCGGCGATCTGGCCCTCTACGACCGGCTCGACGGAGGGGCGGTGGGCCATCCCCCAGCGGATGTCACCGGGCGACGACTTGGGTGGCATCGTGGGTCCGGGTGAACTCGTCAAGGACGGCGCGTTGCTCGTTGGTCAGTGCGGCGAGCCGCCCACGGGTAGCGACGTGCACCTCTGTGTGCGCCCCGCACGCCAAGCACCGGACCCGCACCGGCACGTCGGTGCTGGTCTTGGCCGGGACGGGGGCGGTCTTCACGACTTGTCGCCCTCGCTCAGCGGCGAGTCGGCCACGTGGGCTGAGCACGCCGGGAACCACAACCGAAGGTCAGTTGATTCGCCGTGGGTGATGTGCGCCCCACTGTCGAGGCTGCACTTGAACACGTCGGCGTGGATCGCCCGCCCGGCGAAGTAGCAGTTGCGGCAGCGCAGCCCCTCGCCGTGCCGGTCATCGGTGGGGGCGGCGTCCTGATGCAGCGGGTAGCCGCTGATCGGGTGGAAGCCCCGGGCGAGGGTGGCCCGCTGCCGCCGGGCGGTACTGACCTTGTCCCGCAACCCGATCGAGGCGACCTCATCCCCGAACAGGGCCGGTTGCTCACTCACCGGGCGCCGGTCACTACGGCGACCGCCCGGTGGAACTCTCTGATGGACTGTGGATGAACCAGTGCGGCAGCCAACCCCTTATTCACAGATTTGGGCGGTTTATCCACATTCTTGCGCCGTGGCGGGCTCGCCGCCGCAGGAGATGACACAGCCACAGGGACCTCCTCGCCAAGGGGTTATCCCTCGATGTTCGCTCCCGGCGCGGGTCGTTGACAAGCGCGGCGCAGCCGTGTCCGAAAAAAATTGGTGCCAAACGGGAATAAGTTAGGCAACCCTGCACTAACTGGGGGAGCGGGCGGCGCCACTAACCTCGGGGGAACCGAAGGGTACAACCCGGCCCGCCCCCCACTAACACCCTGACCCTAGCCTCAGTGCCGAGGCGGGACCATCCCAAGCCCCGTACACGCCGGGCACTGCTCCATACCCCGCAACGCCGCATACGCCTTGGTCACCCGAGCCCACGGCATACTCCGGGCCTTGGCGTTGGTGATGTTCTCCACACGGTGAGCCTCCACCGTGCCATCCATCGCCTCGACCACGATCTCGTCGACACGATCGGCGACTACCCGGTGGGCAGCCTCAATCTCGGTAGCCATCAGGATCTCACCTGCCTCCAAAGGTGGGCGTACGCCTTGCAGATCAAGCGTAGCGCACGCTCACCCGGTACGCGCTACTCCGATACCCGGTAAACTGTCAAGCACACCTCGTTAACACTCACCGGAACGGATGTGGCCCCAGATCGTACGGAGCCCCCGGAGCATCCAGATACCCCGGCCACCCCGGGTCCAGCAACACCCGCCGACCCGAATACAGCACCACCGGGGTAGAGACCGACGTCTCCGACGGCACATCCGAGGTCGAACAGATCCACCCCATCAGCAACGCCCCAGCCGGATTCGCATGAACCCACCGATGCGCGTCCTCACTCAACGCCAGCAGATTGCTCAGAGCATTGATCCCGTCCCGCCTAGTGCCCCCCATGCCCCGAGAATCCCGATGGTGCACCGCCCACCGCCCATCCACCAAAGGCGCCCCAGACGCCTCACAGCGCCCCCCACACCGCAACACCAACTGCCCCCGCAACACCTCCCACGCCGCCTTACTCAGCAGCGCCGCCCCCAGATCATCACTACGCCGCCGCCGACGCCCACTGACGCTCACGCCGACACCTCCGACACATCCGAGTCCCACCCCAACGGTAGGTGTTCGCCTCCGAGTACCGGTGACCCGCCGGACACACCGTCTTCCGGGTGTTGTTGTTCCGCCCCTTCGCGTCCTTGTCAGCCATGTTGTCCGCGTTCGTCCCCAAGAACAGACACTTCTCAGCATCACAACACCGCCGGTTGTCACAATGATGGAGCACCTGCATCCCCACCGGGATCGGCCCGTGAGCCAACTCCCACGCCAGCCGGTGGGTACACACCGTCCCCCGCCGACCAGCCCCAATCCGCCCATACCCCGACTCGTTACACGACTTCGTCCACTCAAGACACCCATTCGGCATCCGCTTCAACCCCGCAGCCAACCGCTCAGCCACAGTAGGACGAACACGCTTGGGCTTGACAGCAGTCATAGTGCGCTCCGAGGGGGGTCCGAGGTACAGGGCGCCCATTCTGCCCCCTACCCACCCAAAAGGCTGACCGTATCCTCAATTTGCTCACACGATAAGCGTGCCCTCACCACACGCCGCCCGAGCCCGCCGCAACAGCGCAACCGCCATCGTCACCGCCTCAGCCCGCCGAACCCTCTCGTCCTCCTCGGCTCGTCTGAGAACCGAGCGTCGCAGCGCAGCCTTGACCGCCTCGATCTGTGGCGGAGGCCCGTCAGCGGCCTCCGCCACGCACTCCGGGCAGCGCCCGGCTGGGAAGCCGGGGTGTCGGGGGCACGTGAGGTCAGTCATGCGAGCAGGGGTGTGGCGTCGATGAGTGTTCTGAGTGTTTGGTGGCGGCAGGAGGGGCAGCGGGGGAGGCCGGTGGTGGGTTGGTTGCCTCCTTCGCCTCCGTGGGTGCAGACGTCGGTGACTGTGGTGGGGTCGCCGGTGAGCAGGGAGAGGGTTTGTTGGCGGGGTTTGGTGCCGTGGCCACCGAGTAACCCGCTGAGCCACCCTGTGTGTGCGTCAGAGCCGTGTTTTTTCCGGGGTGCTGCCGTCTTAGGGGCGGGTCGCAGGCGTGCTTTTTCGGGGAGGTAGGTCAGGAGGGTGTCGAGGTTGATGCGCCATTTGGTGGCTTTGCGTCCGCCGCCGACCTCGACGCGTTCAAGGATGCCGAGTTTGAGGGCGACTCGCTCAAAGTGGCGGATGACTGAGAGGCTGTAATCGGCGAGGGTGGCGAGTTTGCTGGCGCGCAGGCCGTAGCGGAATGTGCCGTCGGACTGGGCGATCTTGGCCATGGCGGCGAGGATGTGGCGCATCGCGCGTTGGGAGAGGCCCTTTTCGGCGGGGAAGGTGGCTTGCATCGCGGTGTTGCTCAGTGCCCATGTCATCGCAGTGATCCGTTCACGTGAACGTGATCTAAATTATGGGCTTCGCGTGCAGCGGTGCCGCGTAAAGGGGTTAGCATGGGGGCGTTCCTTTCGGTTAAGGGTGTAGGGACCAGCGCCACGGCGCCCGTGGTAGGCGCGCGTGGTTGAACGTAGAGGCGGTTCGTCCCAGTGATGGGGCGGACCGCCTTCGTTCGTTGGTGACCCTACTCCTGTTGCGGGGGCCAATCTGCACTAGATGCCCCTTTTATGCTGCTCAGGGGGTTTTGGAGGTAGTTGCGTCCCGCTGCGGTGATGACGCAGACCCGCCGTGGGGTCCCTGCTGAGCCCTTCCGGGTGACCGGCTTCCCGTTGTTCAGGACCGGGGCGATCAGGGCGTAGCGGCGCAGTTCTGAGGCGCGTTTCCAGTAGCACGACCCCAGTAGACCTGCGTCGGTTGCGGCGTCCTCGTCTGTCAATCCCGTCTTGACAGTGGACGCGTACGCGTCCAGCAGCCGGTGTAGTTGGCTGCCCACCCGGAAGACAGGGACCTCAGCGGCCTGCTGGGGCAGGCTCGCTGGCGCTTTGACGTGGGCCATGATCGCTAACGCCTCCTCGGCGCTGACCGGGGGCCAGACCGTCCAGCCGATCTTGGCGAGGGCCTCGGCGGCGATCTTGGGGTCGATGTGGACCTCAAAGCCGGTCGGGACGTCCACGATCGTGAACGGCAACTCCACCGGGCTCATGCGCTGACCGCTATGGCGATCAGCGCGGTCAGCAGCAGGACCAGTACCGCCAGCATTGTCAGGACCCACTGCAACCGTGTCATGTGTCGCTCTCCTCGATGTGGTCGGCCAAGGCCCTCGCGGTGGTGGCGACGGCGGCCATCAGGTGCCCGAGGGCCACCCCGAGGGTCGGGCCGTCGAACGGGGCGCCCTCAAGGGCTGCGGCGTCATCAGCCATGTCGGCCACGACCCGTCTCAGTGTGGCGACCCGCCGGGCCGCTGTCACTTGGTGTTGCCCTTACGGTTGGCGGCGACCCCGACCCGCAGCGACTTCTCGGACATCTTCATGGGCACCGGCAGGTCGTGCTCGGTCAGGATGCGTTTGGCCTCCTGCTGGTCTAGTCGCATCCCGCCGCCCGCGTACCACGCCCGCCAGATCCCGTACTGGCCCGGCATCGTCCCGGCAAGGATGGCCTTGGCGAAGTCGGCGTCCTTGTCGGCGGCGTTACGCCGGTCGAGGGACTCACGCAGCATCGTCAGGGCCGACTCGGTGGCGGAGTCCCCGCCCTCGTCGATCAGGCTGGCTTGGGCGTTGGGCCAGCAGCGGGTGCGGAACTGGCATCCGTCGCAGATGATCGACAGGCCCGGGCCGCGCTCACCCCGGTCCAGCGCTTCCGGTTTGGGGCAGGCTTGGACGGCCCGCCACCACCGGCGTGCCTCGTCTACGACCTGCTCGTCGAACGGGGCCTCAAAGGACACCGTCTCCCCACGGGAGCGCCCCAGATACAGGATGGACGCCCAGTTGATGGTGCATCCCATCTGGGTCAGCCCGAGGCGGTACAGGTTGGTTTGCCGGTGGTGGTCGCGTTTGGGCTCACCGTCACGGATGACCTGCTCGATGACCGCCTCCGTGCCGGTCTTCAGGTCGATGACCTCGTCGGCGATGACAAGGTCGGCCTCGCCCGGGATCGGGGGCAGGTCATCGCCGAGGCTGACCACCACCGGCACCGAGTGCTCACCGTTCCACTTCTCGGCCAGCACCGGCAGCAGCGCCGCGTGCAGCAGGGTGCCCAGCAGGGCCGCCGGGTGGGTCCACTTCTCATCGGAGGGGTCGACGCCGTGGTGGACGTACCCGGCGTAGCGGTGGCACTTGCCGATCGCGCTGATCCCCAGTTGCACCTGCTGGGTCCGGGGCCGGGCGGCGTCCATCGCCGCCATCACCGACGCGAGGCGCTCGGCGTGGGTGGTCAGCCCTTGGCCCCACGCCCCCGCAGGCTCCACCTGCGCCCGGGTCGGCAGGTCGTACGCGTCAGCCTCGTACTCACTCATGGGGCGGCTCCTCCTGCGTGGGGGTCAGGGTGCAGTCCGGGCCGTGCTCCCCGGTGCGCCACACCGTGTCAGTGTCACACCCGCACGCCAGCGTGTCCCCCGAAGGCAGCGGGGTGTCCTTCATCGCCCGGACCGGCTGGGTCATCTCGTCGAACTCCACGACCACAGGCTCCTGCTGCTGCTTGCGCGCCGCCGCCTTGGCCTTGGGCTTGGGCGGCTTCGGGTCGTCCACGACCTCGGCGTCCACCACATCCCCGCCGCCCTTGGGGGCGGTCCGCAGGTGCAGGATCAGGTTGCCCAGTTTGCCCTTGGTGCCCTGATGGGTGACGCTCTCATCCAGCAGGTTCGCCGCCCGCCCGTCAGCCCACACCTTCGCCAGCGCGGCGCCGTCGCCCGCATGGGCAAGAGCCTGCTCGTACAGCCCCCGGACCGCCTCGTCGACCGGCAGGGCCTCCGGGTTGGGGATGTCCGGGGGAGCGATGCTCACCCCCGCCCCCGGCCCCGTCGGGATCTCGGCCTGCTCGTAGACACCGGACAGGTCTTGGGGAAACGCCTTACGCAGCGCGCCCATCTCCGAGCACTTGGCCAACTGGTTGGCGGGCATCTGGGACCACATCCTGTTCGGGTTCCCCTTGTACGTCTGGACGTACTCGCGCCAGTGCGCGATGTGGGGATAGCGTTGCCCGTCGCGCAGGACCGTGACCTTCACAGCCACCGGGTTCAGGTCCGGGTCATCCCAGCAGTCCGTCCACGTCCCGTCATGCTTGCGGTACAAGGTGTCCTCATACCCGATGCTGACCCGGTCCCGGCGGGCCGCGCGCTGGGCCACCAGACGCCCGCCGTCGATGCCCGTCTGGATCGTGGCCTTGCGCCCCGTCGGAGACTGCGGGTCGTTGCGGTAGATCATATAAACTTGCCTTGCGAACGGATCAAGACCCGTTTTCTGCACGACGTGAAAGAACACTTGCAGGTCAGAGTCGTCGGCGTCCTTCAAGCCCAGTTGGGCAAGGGCCGCGATCTGCGCGGACGACCACGAGTGCTGGTCCTCGCTGATCGCCAGATCACCGCCGCTCATCGCAACAAGGGGCCGGTCTTCAGGTGTGGTGCTCATGGGCGTTTCACTCTCTCGGTGGGGGGTCAATTCGCTACTGGTGTAACTGTGTCACCGGCCACCGACAGTGCCCGGACGCTCAGCCCTGCGGAGCCCCGCGCAGGTGCCACGTGTGGTGGGCCTCCACACAAATCTGGGAGCAGAACCGCATCGGGCCTTTGACCGCCGCGTGGTAGATCACCGACCCGCAGTTGTGGCAGATCCCCGGGTCCCCCTGCTGCTCCCCGTCCACCGGGCAGCCGTCCCACTGCTGCTGGCCCGGGCGGAAGGAGTCCATCAGCCGCAACGCCGCAGCCCACGTCTCATCGCTAGAGCGGCGCACCCCGGCGGCCCGCTCCATGGCCCGTCGGCCCGCCTCGTCCAGCCCCTTGGCGGCGGCAGTGTCCAGCCCGGCCATCCGCAGCGCCGCCTCGATCCGCACCGCCTTACGGACCCGGGCCTCAGCAGCGAACGCGCTATGGGCGAAGTCGGTCACGGCTCAGTCATTAAGAGCCTCGATCCGTGCGGTGATCGCCGCGAGCCGGTCCGCGTTCTCCACCGCACGCTGGGCCTCCTGCGCCTCCATCGACGCGATCTCCGCTGAGATCGCAGCCAGTTCGACGATCTTCTCCTGCGGGGTGAACCTCGGCGGTGGGGCAGGGGTCACAGCAAGGGGTCGCCCCTTGCGCCTGATAGCCATGTCGCCTCCACGGACCCGGTCGCTTAATCGGGTCTCCACCGGCAAGTATGCCACGTTAACAACTTCGTGCCCGGTGGGAGCAGGGGCGTGGCGCCCGCCTCAGGCCCGCAACCCGGTAGCGAATCGGGGCGGTTAGATGCCTGCGCGGGCGCCACGCGTACGTCGAGGGAGGTGATCGCCCGGCGTCCGGTCCAAGTCTAGGTCACCGGGCTGGTCCACAGAGCGGTCCACGTGATCGGGCCAACGATCCCGTCCACACCAAGGCCCTTCTCCCGCTGGAACAGGCGCACCACATTGTCGGTGGCCGGGCCGAAGATCCCGTCGACCGCGATGGTCCAGCCCCGGTCCTTCAGTCGTTGCTGGACCGCCCGGACCGCAGTGCCGGACGACCCGAGGCGGGTGTAGCCGGGGAACGGCGGAACCACCGGCGGCTTGGGCGCGCTGCCGTAGGCAGGGTAGCCGTACCCGGCGATGCACGCCGGGTTGCGGTCATGGACCCACACCCCGTCCTGAGGATGGGCAGGCGTGCCGCTGTTGCCCTCAACGGTACGGACCAGCCCGCCCGGCAGCACGGCGAGGACCAGCCCCACATGGTCGATGTCGTCCTTGGATGCCGGGACGTCGTCCCAGTCAAAGAACACCACCGCCCCGACCCTCGGGGTCGTGCCCCAGCGGCCCTTGGACTGCCACCAGCCCGCATGGGTGGGGGTGTACGCGAACTTGCCCAGCAGCGCGTACGAGCCGCTGGCCTCAAAGCCGACCTGCGAGACGAAGATGTCGCACCACGCCACACACGGCCAGCCGTAGGCCGTCCCGAACTGCTGGCAGTTGGACCCGGGCGGGGACTCCACCACCCCCACATGGGACAGGGCCTTGTTCAGCACCGTGGAGGCCGTCACGACAGCCACGGTTACTCCTCGCCGATCGTGACGTCGGCGGGGTCCGGGTCCGGGCCGTCGCCGGGCTTGGGGCCGTTATCGCTCTGTCTGGGGACAGGGTCGACCTGCCCAAGAATGTTCAGCCGGTCAGGTTGCTCACTCATCGTGTGCCACTCTCCCCAAAGGTGGTGTCGCTGACCACTTCAGCGTATCGCCGAGGAGCAGGGCTTACTCGTTGCCGCAGGTAGTGGGCTGGATCTTTTTCAGGTCGGCCACGGCCTTGACCCGGGCCGCCGCCAGCGACTTGTCAGTCAGGTCGCCGCGCTGGTCGATCGTGATGAGGTTGACGTTCAGGTCGATGAGGGACTGGGTCACCGCCTTCAGGGTTTCGCAGTCGTTGACCGCGTGCTGGTGCCCGCGCGCCTGCGCCTCGTTCAGGTCGTTGGTCAGCCCGACGATCCGCAGGGTCGTGACCAAGTTCAGGATCACAAGAACCACGCAGATGATGAGGGCCACGTCCCTCACCCGCGAGAGCCCATCCCGATCGCTCATCGGACCACCACGTTCAGCCAGACCTCAAGGGCCAGCGACATCCCCCCGATGACCACCACGGTGACCGCGAGGATCTTCTGCACCGGGGTCCAGCGGATCTCGGTCTTGGTCTTCTGGATCTCCAAGAGCCGCGCCGTCTCCTCCAACGCGTCAGCGCGTTTCTTGTCCGCCTCAGCCAGCAGCCGGGCACGCTCATCCTCCCGCACCACCTGATCGTGGCCTTGGGCGATCAACGTCTCCATCGCGGACTTCATCTGGCTCTGATCGCGCCGGATCTGACGCAACTCGCTCTGAAGGCGGGTAAAGCCCTCCTCGATACGACCCATCCGCTGCTCAACTTCAATCGTCCCGGCCCTCCGTTCAACACCGTCCCAACGGTTGTCGGCCATAACTCATGGTGCCAGCGGTGCGCCCGGGTGGGCCAGCGGCGCGCGGCTCAAGTTCGCACTCGATGTCTGCCACTGGGCCACCGCCCACACCTCACCGATACCCGTGTGGCGCCCCAGCGCGTCCAGAGGAAGCACCCGGGGCTCGTAGGCGACCTCGGGGTAGCGCAGCCCCACCCGGTGCAGCACGCGGGCACCCGAGCGGATCGGCGAGGGCGCCGACGGCGACGCGCCCAGCGCGGCCACGGCGACCAGTTCGGCCAGCATCAGGTGCCCCGGGGCCGGGAACCACATCGCGGCGCCCTCCCGGCGCCCGCGCAACGAGGCCGTCCACGGTTGCTGGCCGCCAGTCAGGTCCCGCAAAGGGATGACGTCGTGGTCCAGCCAGAGCCCGCCGTACTCGTGCAGCAGCCAGTACCGCGCCACATTGGACAGGTGCCGTGGGTCGTCGCCCGGGTCCAGCAGCGCCAGCAGATCAGGTGGCAGCGTCTCAGTGGTCCACTCCGCCACGTCGGCGTCCGGGTGCGCCCACTGCACCACCGCAGTCGTCCACTGGTGCCCCGGGCGCGGTGCACCGGTCCAGAACCGGTGCACGAACGTCATGTGCTACCGCCGCCGGTGCCCGGGGCACCGACCCACCACTGGGTCGGGACCAGCATCGGGGACGCCGCCAGTTGCCGTTTCTCCTGCCGGGTGTCGGTGGTCAGCCCGTCGTTGCGTGCCCGCTGCCGCAGCGGCGGAATCCCCGTCGGCGTCGACCCGCCCTCACCAAAGGTCGCCGGGGCGCCAAGGACCGGGACCTCCGCGTCCTTGCCGCTGTGCCCGCGCACTGTGCTCATCTCTAACCTCCCAGTGGTGCGTTGCGGAACTGCCCGGCGACCCGGGTGGACTGGGTGCAGAACTCAGCGACCCACAGGTACGGCGGCTGGGCAGACTGCCACTCCCACGCCGAGCCGTCGAACAGTTTGCCGGTCAGCGGGTCGCCCTCACTGCCCGCGCCGGGCCAGTACCCGGCAGGCTGGTCGGAGGCCCCGTACGCTTGGATCAGCCCCGCCTTTTCCAGCCGCGCCGCCCGCTCGGTCCACACCCGGGCGTTGGTCAGCGGGTTACCGACGGTGTCTCGCAGGAAGTTCGCAGTCACCGGCATGTCGAACACCGCGATGCAGAACTCTTTGGCGCCAGAGAGCCCCGCCTCGACCTTGAACGCCTTTTCGAGGGTGTCGTACCACGCCGCCGTCGAGCAGATGTAGCGGGTGGACACGATCGAGCCGATCTGCCCGGCAGGGATACGGACCACCGTCCAGAAGTTGCCTTGCAGGTTATGCAGCGGGACCTTACCGCCGCCAGCCTCGGCGTCCCACGGAATGACCGCGTCCTTGCTGATCCGGCTGGTCCGGTGCTGGGACCCGGGGCCGCGCCTCGCCGGGTCCAAATTGTCCTTGTTCCGCTTGACGATCGCCGCGAGGGTAGTCATGTCGTGGCCAAGGTAGGACAGTTCAAGGGCGACGTCGCCGCCGAGAGTGACCGTGGCTTGGCTGATGTGCAGCAGCAGCCCGTCATCGACCCCTCGCCGGACCGGGGCCGGGTAGGCGAACTTCACAAAGAGGTTCTGGCCTGCGCGCATCTCCCAGCGTGAACCATTCTCAGGGTCCATGCTCAGGGTCGCTGAGCCCACCCACATCGGGTCGTGGCGCAGCGCGGCCTGAATCTCGCCCCGGGCGAAGACCAGACCCTCGGCCTTGCTGACCCCCTCGCCGTATTCTTCCAGCCGCCCGATAGCCAGTTTGGACCTGTCGTACTTCGGGTTCGGCCCGATGATCGAGCCGTCGAGCCGTTCCAGCAGGGCCACGTTCCACGGCACCGCCGCCAGCGGGGCGATGTGCGCGCCGTCCAGTGAGGGAGTGGACCCACCAACCCCGAACAGGGCGGTCCATGTCTGCGCCCCGACGATCCCGTCGATGGTGATGCCGTGGCTGCGTTGGGCATCCCTGATGTGGCCCTCGTCGGCGGCGGCGTAGGTGTCACCGCTGAGCATCGAGTAGCCGTAGGAGCGCAACTGGTCGGCCATCGCGTCGAACCCGTGGTGGGAGTCCCCGGCCATGAACACCTCCCCGACCGGCAGCGGGAACAACGGCGCGTCGTCCACCCGCACCCCGGGATACTTGGCGTTGTACCAAGCGCCCCCGTCAAGGGCTACCCCCGAGCCGAACACCACACCGACCAACTGCTGGAAGTCGTCGGCGATGCTCAGGGTCAGACCCGGGTGGCCCATCGCCATCGACCAGTGCCGGGTGGACTTGTCCTTGAGGCGGACCACCGGTCTGCGCCCGGGGTCATTGGTGATGGTCCATTGGTTGGTCGCGTCACTGGTGAACGCGGTGGCCAGCAGGTCTTGGACGCCTTGGGTCAGCCGGGGGCCGCCGCTGCCCCGGGTGTTGGTCCTGATCCCGGTGACCGGGGCGTTACAGGGCAGGAAGTGCCGCGAGATCGTGCCGTCCATGATGTATTTGATCGCCGTGCCAATATCACGGTTTCGCTTATACAACTCTTGCACGTAGGGGGTGTGGTCGGCCTGATACAGGGTGCCGAGGACGTCGACCTTGACCCCGGCGCCCTGCCCGTCAAGCCCGACTCCGACCACCAGACCCTCAAAGAGGGTCTTGCGGGTGCCGCCCGGGCGGTGCAGGACCATGTCGACGTCGCTGCCCCCCTCAAGCCATCCGAGGTCATGCTCGCCGGGCCGCTCAAACCAACTGATCTGAGGAAAGTGGATCTCGCACGCCGCGTCACCATTGGGCTCGTTGCTGCTCCACTGCCGAACCTCCATCGGGTGGGCACGAAAGTACGTCACATCCTTGCCGTCGATGATGACCTGAACCTGACCCCATGGTGCGCTGACAACGTCGGCGGGCAGCCAGCCGACCGGCTGGTGGAAACGCCCGAACGCGGTGGGCCGGTTGAAGATCAGCGACTCCCGGCGCAGCGTCGTCGGCGCGACCGCCCACGTCGCGGTGGAGTTCACCGTGATCGTCGGGCCATGGCTGGCGTTTGACCCGGCAGGCTGCGGGTGCCCGTCCCTGTCGTTGATGATCGGGGTGCCGACCGGGAACGGCGCGTTGTCGCCATCAGTCTGTGAGCCGTCCGCCGGGTAGGTCCCCACCGGGGTCCCGGTGTCCACCGAGGTGACCTGCGACCCGACGACCACGAACGTGACACTGACCGCCCCGACAGACTCAGAGCCCTCCCGGCGGTAGAGGAGGTAGCCGTCGGCGCCGGGCAGGGTCGGGTAGGTGGCGGTGATGGTGTCCTCGGTGGTCAAGGTGATGGGCTCACTCCACGGTGAGGAGCCGGTTGCCTGCCCCATGTCACCGACCCACCCGGCATACGCGTACTGGTAGGTCCCGGCGGGCAGGTGCCCCGCGTCGGTGTCGGAGGAGACCACGGCGGGTGCCTCGGTGGGGTCGGCGATCCCGTCGGAGTCCACCGGTGGCACGGGTGCGGGCAGGTCGGCGCTGATCCGGCCCGTGAGCACCACCGGGGCGAGGATGTCGTGCGGCTCCCCGTCGTAGGCGGTCAAGATCCCGGGCTGGGCGGACTCCGAGGTGGACCCAACGGTGATCGGCGCCTTGTTGAACAGGATGCCGTGGGAGCGTGACGAGGAGCCAACGGTGATCGGCGCCTTGTTGAACAGGATGCCGTGGGAGCGCGACGAGGAGCGGACGTTGATCGGTGAGGGGCCGAAGGTGGCCGCGGGGCCGGACGCAACCCCTGTGAGACTCAGGGGTGTCCCGATAGCAGCGGCCTCGGTCCAGTCGATCCCGTCCGGGGAGGTCAGGGTCACCCCGGCGTCGCCGCCGACCACGAAAAGCCCGAGGCCCGGCGACCACGTCACCGCGCTGAGGAGCCCGCCGGTGTTGTGGCGGACCGTCCAGTCTCCCGTGTCGCCGCTGGGATTGGACAGGATGTCACCGGCGGCGCTGACGGCCACGAACAGGTCAAGGTCTGGTGACCACGTCACTGCCGAGAGCCAGCCCGCCTCCGTGATGACGCCCGCCGAGGACCACGTGGTGCCGTCGGTGGAGTTCCACACGGCCCCATGGTTGTCCGGGTCGCTTCCAACGACCACGATGGCGTCGTCGGAGGCGGCGTACGCGAACGTGTAGTAGTTGGTGGCAACCGTGTATGAGGTCCAGTTGCTCAGGTCGCCGGAGGTGGCGAACCCGCTGGAATCGCCCGTCGCGCAGATGAACAACTCAAAGGCCGGTAGCCACGCGAGTTGGCTGCCGTTCAGCCAAGCCTCTGGGGCGACAGTGGTCCACGTGCTCGCGTCGGGAGATGTCCAGAACGTGCCGCCGAAGCCTGTGATGACGAACTTCGACAGCGACGCCGCCCAGATGACCACCCGGACATTGGAACCGCCAGTGACCCATGAAATGGGCGACCACGTTGTCCCGTTGGTGGAGGTGGTGACCTCTCCGTTGCCGCTGGCCACGACGAACAGGCCACGGGCCGGTGACCAGTCCACCCCGCCGGAGTAGTAGGAGGAGTAGGCGAATACTCCGGCGCCCGTCTCCACCCAGTTGGCCCCGTCGACGGAGGTGTAGATCGTGGCTTCGTCGTAGGGGTAGGACGACGTGGCGACAGCAACCAGAACGGTGGGGCTACTCATCGGGCGCCCGCCCGCCGATGAACATGGCTAGGCGCCCGCGACCTGACCCACACCGATGCTCACAGTGACCTGCGTCTGCCCGGAGGAGGTCTCAGGAAGATCGAGGGCGTTGCCGATCCGGTAGGTCCCTGAGGTCGACGCGGTCCACGTCCCCCAGTGGGTGTACGTCCCCGCTGGGGCGTCGAACACCACCTCACTGCTCCACGCCACCCCGACCGTGGCCGGTTGCTTCACGGCACCGAGGGTTCCTTGGGCGCCTGCGGAGGTGAACGTGATCGCCTTGCGCGCGTACGCGGGCGAGCCCCCGGTGGTCTCGGAGGCGCCGGTGGTGCCGGGGCTGGCCGTGTGCAGGCTCAGGTAGGAGATCCGCCCGGCTTGGTAGTCGGCCAGCGCGTTGCGCTCCGTATCGGTCATCAGTGTTGCCATGGCTTCTCCTTCTACTGGGCTGGGAGGGTGATGACGATGGTCCCGGCCAGCAGCCGGGCGACCATCCCGGCGGTGATGGTGTACGGGTTGAGGATGCCGAACCCGACGTAGTTGCTGGACGGGTCGTGCAGGGTGTACCCGAGGATCTGGCCCCAGTCCGTCACGGCGGTAGGGAACGCGAGGTCGACCGCTGACTCTATCGAGCGGGACCCCGCACCCATCGAGGTCCACGAGCCAGCGTTGGCGCCGATCTCCACCCGGGCGTACTCGCCCGCGTCAGGGATCTCGATGCCAGTGCCCGTGTTGTCGGTAGGCAACGCCAAGGTCAGCCCGACGAAGTAACTGGCTGGCAGGGCAGTGCCGGTCAGCCACGCCGCGAGCAACGAGTCAGCGAACGCGTCAGACAGGTAGCCGTTAGCCATCACAGACCACTGACCCTCCGGTGCGGGACGGTGAAGTACACCGCTTGGTTGTTGACCGCCAACCACTCCTCATCCAAGATCGCGGAGGTGCCCAACGTCCAGTCCGCGCACTCACACTGCCACGTGCCGGACAGCCCGTTCCACTGCCACGCCATGGTGAAACGGAACTGGGTCATCGCCGTGATGACCTCTTGGACCAACCCCTGCAACCCGACCTCAGTGGCCGAGATGACATGGACCGCCATCGTCGCGGTCCGCTGGCCCTCCACGATGGATGACGCGTACCGTCCGGCGACCATCGGGGACTCCGCGAACTCCCGCCGCTGGGCGGTCTCGCCGGGGCCGAACGTGCCGTCCGGCAGGATGTACTTCCCGCGCTGCCACAGTTGCAGGTTGCCGAGGCCGAGGCTGGCCCGGTTCACCAGAATCGAGCGGCTCATATCCCGATCCCCCTCATCTGCATCGAGTCCCCGCCCTCAGCCAGCGACATCATCCGGTCGGTGGCCCGAGCCCGACGCAGCAACGTGTCGCCGTCCTCCACGGTGCCGATATGGAACTGCACGGGCCGGGGTGCCGCCGCGCCGCCCGCAACCTCTGCGGCGGCAGGCTTGGGTGTGAACGGGGAGGTGACCGTGCCGCGCATCTGCGGGATGGTCGTGGCTGCCACCGACGCGGCCAACCCGGACGCGGCCTTGGTCACTCTCGGCCTGCCTTTGTCCAGACCCACGGCAAGTTTGTCGGCCAGACCTAGACCGGCTTTGCCGTTGTTGAACGACACGAGCGGGCCTGCCTCCACCGGGGAGCCACCGAACAGCATGGAGAGCCCGTTGGAGATCGCCGCCCCGGTCTCGATCACGTGAGACAGACCCGCGTTCAGCCCGTCGGCGAGTTTCTGGGTCAGGCCCTTCCCGGCGACGAACCACGCGTTGGGGTCCAGCGGTGGCAGGCCCACCGCCGCACGGACCGAGGCTGGCAGCCCGGCGAGGGCGTTCTCCACCCCGGCGTTCAGTGAGGTCAACTGCGGCCTCATCGCGGGCGGGATCATCGCCAGCCCCAGCACAAGTTTCTGCTGCAAAGCGGCGTCGGCGGCAGTGCCCATCCCCGGGATTCGGGCCAGCGCCGCCTGAACGGTGGCGGCAGTCCTCGCGGCGGTGGCAACGAGGGTCTGATTAGGTGTCAGCGGCGTGGCCGTACCGGGCGGGGTGGGCGTAGTCGTCGGGATGCCCGTTTGTGGCCGGTTGGTCCCAGTGGGTATTCCCCGCAGCCTGTTCAACTCCTCCTGAGCAGCACGCAGTTTGGCCGCGTCTGCGTTGGCCTTATCTTGCAGCCGGGGATCGTAGCGGCGCCCGCCGGGACCCTCGACACGCTTAGCGGCCTGCTGGGCGGAGTAATCCGCGATGTCTTTCAGCCACCCGACCGTCTTGATCTGAGCGGCGATCTTGCGCTGCCTCGCCTCCTCCGCCTCGGCCTTGGCGGCGTCGGCGATGAGTTTGCGCGCACGGGCGACCTCAGGCGGGGGGGCCTCCCGCTCGATGTTGATGCGGTTCTTGGGGTAGGTCGAGCGCCACCGCGCGGCCTTGTCCTTCTCGTACTTGGCCACGATGGCTTTGGCGTCGGTGACGTCCTTGTCGTAGCGGGCCTGCAACGTCTGCTCGGCGTTCTTGGGCTTGGCAGCCTCCTTGTTCTTGGCGGCATTTGCGGCATCCTGCTGCGCCTGCCATTTCTTGCCTGCCGGGGTCATCAGCCATGCGGCCCGCCGCGCGTCGGTCTCCAACTTGACCTGTGCCGTCTCCTTGTCGATCGCGGCAACGGCATCCTTCTGCGCCTGAGAAAGGTTCCGCTTGTTGGTGCCGCCAAAGAAATTGGCGACGCCAGTGCCGACGTTGCTGATCCCGTACAGGAGCGCCCCACCCAGACCATCACTGGACGACTTGATCTTGGCGGCGCCATCTTGCAGCGCCTTCGTGTACGTCGCGGCTGCCGCCGGACCCTTGTCGGACTTCTCCCACACTGTCTTGGCGTCGGTGACTTCCTTGGCTCCCGTTTCGCCTTGCTTTGCGGCGGGCGCGGCGGTCAGGTTCACGATCGTGTCTCCGATCATGTATCCGATCGCCGCCCAGATCGCGCCACGCAGCGCGACCTTGGCCGCACTAGACAGGACCGCCATCTTGCCGCCGCCACCGACCACGGACGGGCCGATAGTCGCCGCCGTGCCCGCCGCGCTTGCGACCTTGCCACCCTTGCCGCCACCGACAGCCCCCAGTCGCAGGGTCTCGGCTGCGGTGGCCGCTGAGGCTTCCATCGCGGCGCCAGCCGCGACACCACCCGCGCGCAAGGTCCCACCTGCGGTCGTGGCCCCGCCCAGCAGTGTTGACACGATGCCACCCTTGCCGCCTGCCAGCCCCAGAAGCGGCACGAGCACCCCGCCGAGCAGTTTGCGTGCCGACAAGTACGCCAGCAGCAAGGACACGACAGTGCCCAGACCGGGGATGATGCTGATGAGGGTGCCGATGTTGGAGACCATCGTGCCGAACGCGTTGGCCACCGCAAGGATCACGGTCGGGTCAAGGGACCCGGCGAAGTCCGCGACGCCCTTGAGGGTGGACAGCACGGCGGGTGCCATGGCCGACATTTTTTGGAGCATCTGGGTGACGATGGGCAGGAAGTCGGTGCGGATCATTTGGAGCATCGAGGCGGTGGACTTGTCCCGGCCCAGACTAAACATGTCGACCAAGACCTGTTTGAGCAGCAGCATCGCCTCACTGACCACGGGCTTCATCTCTTGGAAGTACCCGGTGATGGCCTGAATCCCGCCGGGGCTCTTGGTCCAGTCGTTGAACTTTTTGGCGACGTCGGCGATGCCCCCGGACATCCCACCGGTGCCGAAGAACACGTTGGAGCCGATCTTGGCGAGGTTGATGAGCCCCGCACCGAAGTTGACGATGGCGCCGAACGTGTTTTCTGCGATCGGTTTCATCCGCTGGAAGTACCCGGTGATCTTGGCGACGCCCGCCCCGGACTTGACCCACGTGTTGAGCCTTGTGGTCGATTCAAGGATGCCGCCCGCAAGACCCTTGGTGCCAAAGAACACCGATGACCCGATGCTGCCGATACGGATAATCACGCTGATGACGTTGCCGATGCTCTTGGCTAGAGCGACGGCCTGTACCGCTGCCCGGTTGAAAAACGCGGTCATCCCTCCGCGATCCTCAGTCTTCTTCTCGAAGAACACCGCGAACTGGCGTACGGCGCCAGCAAGGGCGAGGGTCATCGGGGCGGCGGCGACAGCGATGTTTGTGAAGGCCCCGGCGGCTGGCTTGAGGGCGCCGCCCAGTTGGCCAAAGACCTTTGCGTTGTTGGTGGCCAGTGTCGACAGATCCCGTAGGAACCCCTTGGAGCCGACGAACTGGCCCAGCGATCTGGCCAGCGGCGCGATCTCCTGCGCCAGTTGCTTGGCCCCGGTCTTAAAGACGCCAAGGGCGGGGGCTGCGGCCTTCATGCCCTCCACGAACGCGGGCACCGTGATGGAACGGGTGATGTCACCCATGTCCTTGAAGGCATCCTTGTAGACCTTGACCTCAGCGGCCATCGTGCTCGCGGTCGGCCCGAACTTGGCGACCGCCGTGTTTGCCGCAGTTGAGCGGGCCTTAGCCGCATCGAGAGCAGCCTTGGCCGACGCCTTCTGCGCTGCCGTCGCCTTGGGGTTGGTGGCCACCTGCTGGTATCTGGCCTCTGCGGCGCTGAGGCTGGTCGTGGCCGCAGAGGCGCTCTTGACGGCAGCGTCATACCCTGCGCTGGTGCCGGTCATCCCCTTGAATGTTGCCTTGACCGCGCCGACACCAGTCAGCAGCGCCCCGGCGATCCCGGGCAGGGCGGCGGCCACCCCACTGACCTGTGCGAGGCTGCCGACGGCGGCTGCGCCGGTGGCAGCGAACGCCGAGGCCATCTGACCAAGCGACCCGGCGACGGCGATGGCCCCTGCGCCGAGGGAGTTGACCAACGTCAGCAGCGGGCTGACGAACGATGCGATGCCGACGATCATGCCGGGGGCCATGACCTTGGCGAGGTTCTTGAACACCCCGCCGAGGACCTTAGAGTCGGTCTTGGCCTTTTTCATCTCGGCGGTGGACTTGCGTACCGAGTTGCCCAGCGCGTCATGGTCACGGGCGTGGCGGCGGGTGGCCGCCCCCGAGGCGTTCGATGTGGCGGTGTGCTCACGGTTGGCGCTGATGTGCTCGCGGATCGCGCTGGTAGCCGGGCCGACCGAGCCGGGGGTCTCCCGGTGCGCCGCGTTGGAACGCTCGGTGGCCTTGGTGCCCGCCTCGGTGTCCTTGGCGAGTTTGGTCGTGGAGGAGTCGATGTCCTTGCTGGCCGCCTGCATCGTGGAGGCGAACGACTTGGCTTGTGCCTCCGCCTTGGACAGCCCCGAGGTGTCAACCCGGACCCTCTGCACAAGGGTGGGCAGGTCAATGGCCATGGCTCACCTCCTCGCTGACTTCGCCAGCCGCACGAGGTCGGCTGTTGAGCCCCGGGGCTTGTCCGGTTGTGAGTGGGCGTTCAGCACGGCGACCACCTGCCCCGGGCTCAGACGCCAGAACTCGTCAGGATCACGTCCGACGACGATCCATGCTCGGAACCAGTCATGCCATGGGTAGCGTCGGATGCGGGCGGCGAGTCGTCGGTCGGGATGGGCTCCGAAAGCGATGTCGGCGAGACGTCCTCCGTTGTCTCGTCCTTGGTCGTTGCCGCCTTCAACGCCTCCGCCAGCCGGGCCTGTTTCGCCTTGTTCGACGTCACCATCTCGCCCTCCGACTGGCGGATTGCTTCCCCCACCAGAGCCGGGTCCATCCCGTTGGCCAGCATGTACGCGGCCCCGATCAGGGTCCCGACCTCCTCAGTGGCATCAGGGCAGATCGCCCCGACAACCCGCAGGTCGTCCTTGCTGGACGGGTCGAACCCCCAGCAGATGGCCAAGGTCGCGCGGACCGTGCTGAACGGCGCGGCAACGAGGGCCTCCTCCCAGTTGTCGACACTGCCCCAGCCGATGACGGGGTCCTCGATGTCGGACAGGATGTTGTTGTCGAACCGCACGTACCGTTTGGCGGGGTCCATGATGAACTCGCCTGCGTCGTCGATCGCACGCTCATTTGTCGGCCTGCCGTCGGCGTCGCGGACTACGGTGTGCACCGTCATGGGCACACCACGGTTCTTGAGGACGGCAGGGCTTACGGACCCTGCGGTGCTCATGCGGGCAGCGGAGTCTTGGCCGCGTAGAAGTCGACGTCGAACAGGGCGTCGTTGCTCTCGCACGCGATGCCCTCGATCTCCATGTCCGGCTGGCCGAACTCGTCGGTCTTGGAGGTGATGAGGGTGCCGCCGGAAATCTGCGCCTTCCAGACGGTCATCTGAAGGGACCCGAGGCCCATCTCCACATCGTCGATGGTGAACATCGCCTTGAAGTACGGCAGGCTGTTCGTGCCAAGGACCCGGAACTTCGCCGACACGGTGGTCTGGTCGGTCAGGTCGCCCTCCATGATGACGTCCAGCACGTCAAGGCTCAGTTTGCCGTAGGTGCACTTCATGGTGACCTTGTCGACGCGGCCCTTTTTGGCGATGATCTTCGCGTCGCCCTTCAGTTCGGCGGTCTGAAGGTTGGGGTCCATCGACACCTCGGCGATGCCGGGCACATCCACGGCTGGGCCGTACGTCGGCCCTGAGGCGCCGGTGGTGTCGGTGAGCATCGAGTAGACCTTGAAGTCGTGAACGTCGAAATACACACTGCGATGGGTGACGGGCATAGCGGGCCTCCTTGACCCTCGATCGGATGGTGCCTGCCGTTCTGTGGTGCGTTCTGTGTGCCTGTGAATCTGTGCTGCCGGTCGGGGGTCCGTGGCTGGCCGCTGCCCGTCCTAGATGGCGCCTCGGTCATGCTTAATACTCAGCGTAAGGGCGTGGTGTGTCAGGTTCGTCCCATCCGGCTCCGCGACACGCTGAAGGTCTTGGACGTGGCACTGGTAGACCTTGCCGACCGCCGGGTCGAGGTCGAGGACCCCGCCGTCAAGGGCGAGGACCAGACGCCCGACGAGGGACGGGTCGACCCCCGAACCTGCCCCGCCGGGCAGCCGCCGGTCCTGCCACAGATTGACCTGAATGAGCCGCTCAGAGCCCATCGTCTCCCCGCCGTCCCCGCGCAGCCGTGCGACCGTCGACAACGGCCCCAGCAAGGTGATGTACGGGCGGGTCGCGCCCTCGGGGGCGTCCTCAGCCCAGACCCGCCCGCCGACCAGCCCGGCCTCGCGCAGCAGGTCGATGACCGACCCCTCGATCGTCGCGGCGAGCATCAGCCCCGCCCTCCGAGGCTGCGTGCCATGGCCCGTTCCCTGCCCTCGATGCCGTCCGCGACCTCGCTGCGGATCATGGCGTAGGAGGCGGCGATGGTGGGCCGCATCCACGGGCGGGGGGCGACCGTGGCCAGTCGCCGGATGCTGAACCGGGACCCGAACTCGGTGTAGACCGCATAGTCCAGACTTGAGCCCACCGACAGTTCGGCCCCGTCAGGGCGGCGGGTGACGTGGGCCGAGACGGACGCGGCGAGGACGCCGGTGTCGCGGGCGGGCGGGTCCCCGGGCGCGGACGCCCGGTGGGGGACCCGCTTGCCGTAGGCGATGACCCGGCCCCGGCGGTTGGTAAAGAACCTCTGGTCGTACACGCGTCCCTGCCCGGGAGTGCTCAGCGTCACCCGCAGCCGGGACACAAGTTGGACCCCCACCCGGTCAAGGTCACGGTTGATCCCGGCCCGGCCCGCGCGCAGCGTCTTGGCGATGGCACCGGTGTCGCCCTCGATCGGCATGGGTCCTCCTAGTCGGGGTAGGGAGCGGGGTAGTCCGAGCGGGTCAGCATCAGGCGCACGTGGGACAGGTTCGGGTTGACGAGTTTGATGATGAACGTGTGCTGCAACCACGGCGGGATACTCGCGTCGGTGGTGCAGTCCAGCCAGTCACTTGCCTGCATCGCGGTCGACAGGGGCGCCAGCGCCACCGCGTCAAGGACGATGCCCCGGGCGGCGGCCCGGTCGATCTCGGCAGGCTGGGCGTCGGCGACGTAGCCCACGAACGTGACCGACGCCGCGCTGGACGGCTCCCGGTGCCACTGGCCCTCGGCGTCCTCCACAACGGTCATGGATGCCCCGGTCATCCGCAGCCCGACCATGTTGTGGACCCACAAGAACTCCGGCTCGGGGATGGGGAAGACCTCGTTGCCGCTCACAGGACTACCGGGACTCGCAGCCGGGCGAGGGTGCCGAGATCCCCGACGGTCAGGCGGCCCTTGTTGCCGGGGGCGTCCGGGGTGGCGTAGGTGATCGAGGTGCCCTCCACCGAGTAGGACTTGAGCGCACCGGTGGCGACCTGACCGGGCAGGGCCAGCGTGCGGGCCACGACGTTGGCGATCAGGTCGGTGGCGGCCCCGGCCCACGCCACCTCGGGGTAGTCGTCGCCTGCGGTGTAGTCGACCCACACGGTGGTCCCCGCCGGGAAGGCTCCGGGCTCCTCCCAGACCCCGTCCTCGGCGAACGCCACCGACGCGGCGGACGCCGAGCCGTAGTGCAGGGCGTCGATCCACGCGACGGGCTCGTGGTACAGCACGATCCGGCCCTGAGTCCCGGTCCGGTGCTTCTCGGCGTAGACCCGCCGCTGGAACAGCCACCGGTTCAGGTGCAGTTCAAGGGTGGCCACCACCGCGTCGGACAGGGCGTCGACACGGTCCAACTCTGCGGTGGTCAGGGGCCGTTTCAGAATCCCGATGACCGCGCGGGGGTCGCTCAGCAGAGGGTTCGCCACACGCTCAGCGTAGGGGTGTGGCCGCTACCGGGACGGCAGGCACGCCGCGCCTAGTTGACGGTGAAGTACCCGCAGTCCACGACCGGTTCGATGTCGCCGACGAGGCCGGTGACCTTGGCCCAGACCCGCCAGACCCCCGGGCTCAGCCCGTCCACGAGCACGCCCATGCTGCCGTCGTCAAGGATCACCGGGTCGTCCCAGACGGTGGGGCGGGTGTGGTAGTCAGTCATGGCGATCTTGACCCCGACGGTGACCGGGGTGGTGCCGTCAAGGACCACGACCTGCTGAGGCTCGTTGGTCTCGCGGGGGTAGTCGTTGACAGGCATGTGGCCTCCTAGTTCGCGCCAGCGTGCTCGTGCGGCAGGGACCCGGTCCAGCCGCGCTCTCCGAGCGCACCGACGGTGCTGCGTGCTCTCAGGTTAGTCCCGGTCCAGCGCCGGGCCGGTAGCGAACCGCTCATAGCCACATCAGGTGGTGGCCGGTGCCCGACCACGGCCAGCAGCCCGTCCCCGGACAGGTCGGCGGCGCCCTGAATGGACACGGCGGCGCCCTGCACGGAAAGGGACCCGGACCCGGACAGGACCAGCGGCCTGCTGGTGGCGATGATCGCGGTCAGGGTCAGGGACCCATCCCCGGACAGTCCTGCCGCCGATCTGGTGCGCGGGGTGCCGCTGGCGCTCAGGGACCCGGCCCCGGACAGGGCGGTGGTCCCGTAGGCGTCGATGCGTTCGACGGCGACGCCGGTGACGCCAAGCGTGCCGGACCCGGACAGGGCTGCGGCCCTGAAGTAGCCGGGGACACCGCTGACCCCCAAAGCGCCCGACCCGCTCAGGGCGGCGACACCGCTGGTGGTCACAGACCGCGTCGTGCTCAGGGTTCCCGTACCGCCCAGCGGCAGGGCCTTGGTCACTGCGGGGGCACCGGTCAGGGTCAGGGTCCCCAAGCCCGTCAGGGCCGCACCGGACCCCAGCCCCGCCACACCCGCCACGGAAAGGGACCCGGACCCGGACAGGGCGGCGGCCAAGGTGACGGCAGGGGCACCTGCCACGGAAAGGGACCCGGACCCGGACAGGGCGACGGTGCCCCGGTAGCCGGGAACTCCGGCCACGCTCAGGGAGCCCGAGCCCGACAGCGGCACTTCGCCTAGCAGCCCGGGGGTTGCCGCTGCGGACAGGGCACCGGCTCCGCTCAGGGCGGCGGCCCGGGAGTAGCCGGGGACACCGGCCACGGTCAGCGCGCCCGAGCCGGACAGAGCGGCGGTGCCCGGGACCGCGAGGGTGGTGGGTGCAGGGGTCAGGGACCCGGTTCCCGACAGGGCTACGGCAAGGGCGATGGTGGGGGCGCTGCCGGTCGCGGTCAGGGTGCCGGAGCCGCCCAGAGGCACGTTGGCGGACTGGCCCCCGACCACGCTCAGGGCGCCCACCCCGGACAGGGCCGCTGCACCCTTGATAGCCGGGGCGCTGCCAGCGGCAGCGAGGGTGCCCGAGCCGGACAGTGCCACGCCGGTGCTGGTCTGTGGTGTTCCTGCGGACGTAAGTGCCCCGGAGCCCGATAGGGCACAGACGCCGTTGATCGCTGGCGTGCCTACGTTGGTGGTCTCGACAGAGGATGAGGCGTTGGGGGCACCCGTCCACTTGTAGGTGTGGGCAGGGACAACCAAGGTCGAGGGCGAGTTGTTGGCTGTGCCAGTCCACGCAGCCGTGAAGCCGGACACGACCGAGGAACCATCGAAGTAAGCACCTGCTGACTGGGCCTTCTCGATGACGACAGCCGACGCATCAAGGGTGTCCCCGGCAACCCACTGCTCCGTGGCGGGGGTGTAGAGCGCGAACAGCAGCCCAGCCTGTGACGGCGCGACGGTGATGTTCTCGACCCTGATCTCGGTCCAGACATTCGCGGGGCAGGAGACTTGCGGGCCGGGTATAGAACCGCCAGCCGGGAACTGGTAGATCCTCGGGGTGAAGTTCTTGGTCACCGAGGGACGCACCCACCCGCGCGCAGAGACAAACTCGCCGGGCACGAGAGGGATGACACCCGGAATTGCCAGACTGCCTGTTGCATGGCCGGAC